TCTTGCGAGGCGCGAATGCTGACGATCGAGGACGGAACCGGCGTTCCGGGCGCCGACAGCTACGCGACCGTGGATGAGTTTCAGGCCCGCGCCGATGACTACGGCTGGGACGTGCCCACGCAGTCGGACATGATCGAGCGCCTGCTACGCCGGTCTGCCGAGGCGATGAACGCTCTCCGCTGGCAGGGGTGCCGGGCGTCCCCCGGCCAGGCGCTGGCTTGGCCGCGTCGCGATGTCGTTGTGGACGGCGAGATCCTGCCCGAAGCCCACATTCCAGCCGCAATCAAGTACGGGCAGATGGCGCTGGCGGCTGAAATCCACGGCGACGACTTGAGCCCGCCCGAGTCGCGCCGGGGCGCCGTGCTGCGCGAGAAGGTGGACGTGCTGGAAGTCCAGTATGCCGAAGTCAAAAACGATGGCCGCCTGATGCGCGCGGCTCCCAATCGCCCGTCGCAGGTGCAGTTCGCTGACTACCTTGCGCGGCGTGGCTGGTATCTACCGGCGGTGAGGGCGTGATGATGAAAGTGGCGTTCGCGATGTTTGCCTCTGCGATGCTCTACGGCGCAGGCCATGCGGTCTCTCGCGTTTTCATGCTCTGGGATTGGTCGGCCACGTTTCTGTATCCGATCTACAACCGCCTGATGACCGCCTCAGTTGACGTCGAGGATTGGGCGGGAATCAGCTTCATGTGGGGCCCTGCTCTCGACAGCGATGCCGACTCCCCATGACCTTCAACTACACCTCCGCCGCCGACACCGCGCGCGCCCTACTGGTCAACTTCGGACAGGTCGTGCAGCTTCAGCGCGCCACCGAGCCCAGCTATGACCCGGTGACCGGCGAGTACACGCCCGGCGGCACGGCTACGGCCGACGTAGTGGCGGTCCTTCTGCCGGCGGGCAACGACGCCGGCAAGCAGTTCGGCGAGAGTGGCGTGGTCCGCGTGGATGACCGCAAGGTGATCGTTGAAGCGGGCTTCGAGCCCGACGAACTGACTACGCTTGTCGATGCCGCCGGCTCGGTCTGGCGCTTCGTCAACGTCGTGACCCTGGCGCCCGCCGGGACCGCCGTCATCTACAAGGGCTTTGTGCGCAAATGAACTTCGCCCGTCAGGTCAGGTCCTTCGCCGTGAAGTCGGAGAAGGCCGTAGACCAGACCGTGCGCGCGATTACCTTCAGCCTGTTTCGTGAGGTCGTGCAGCGCACGCCGGTCGGCGAGCCTAGCCGGTGGAAGTCGCCCGCGCCTGCCGGATACGTGGGCGGGCGCTTGAAGGGAAACTGGCAGGTCAGCATCGGCTCGCCTGCTGTCGGCACCTTGGAAACGATCGATGCGACCGGAACCGCAACGGTCGGCAAGATCGCCGCAGGGGTCGGCGGTCTCGGCACCGTGACCTACCTCACGAACAACCTCAGCTACGCCATGCCGATCGAGTACGACGGATGGAGTTCGATCGCGAGACAAGGAATGGTCCGCGTGAGCTTCGCCCGCATCGACGCCATCGTCGCCCAAGCCGCGCGCGCCAACCGAGTCTGACGAATGTCCGAGTTCCGCATCGACCGCGCCCTTGAATCGGCCGCGGCGGCAGCGCTTGGCTCGGATTTCACCGGCCGCATCGCGACCGAGGGCAACCCCTTCACGCCGCCCGCCGCTGGTGCATGGGCGCAGCTGACCAACCTGCGCGCCGGTGCCGACGTGGCCTCGCTCGGCGTTGGCGGCATGGACGACCACACCGGCGTCCTCCAGATCGACATCACCGTGCCGGCGAACAGCACCAACCCGCGTGGCGTTCTGCTCGGGCACGCCGACCGCCTGCGCGCGTTCTTCGTCGCAGGCCGCCCGCTCACTTTCCAAGGCCAGACGGTGCGCGTTCGTAGCGCATCTGTTTCGTCGCTCCGTCTCGTGGACACCAATCAGCGCGTGAGCGTGTCCATTTCCTACACCGCGCTCACCATCCGACCGGAGATCACCTAATGGCTGCCAGCGGCTCTCGCGTCCAGTTCTTCTACACCGTCGAAACCGCGCCCGGCGTCATTGACGACACCGCCCCCGCGTTCAAGCCCATCCGCTTCAACACCGCCAGCCTGACGCGCAACGTCGCCCAGGTCGGTAGCGACGAGATCAACCCCAAGCGTCAGCGCCCCAAGGACGACCAGGGCACCTACAGCACGCAGGGCGAGATCGTGTCCGAGCTGTCGGCAGGCTCCTTCGATGAACTACTGGCGATCCTCCTGCAGTCGGCATGGGCGACCAACACGCTGAAGGTCGGCAGTACCGAGCAGACGATCGCGATCCTCAAGCGCCACACCGACACCGGCGAGGACTTGCTCTACAGCGGCTGCCGCATCAACAGCCTTGCGGTCAGCGCCGCCATCGACGCGCGCGTTCTGCTCACCTTCGGCGTCATCGGCACCGAGGCCGAGCCGTTCGAGGTGCCGATCGATGCCACATTCGCCGCAGCAACGACCACCGACCCGATGGTCACGAGCGTGGGCCAGCTGACCGAGGGCGGCACCTCGCTTGCCTACGCCACTGCCTACGACTTCACCCTGTCGAATGGCATGGAGGCGATCTTCGCCCTGCACCGCCGCGCGGCCTACGACGTGCAGAACGGCGTGTTCACCGCCACCGGCACGCTGTCCGCCTACCGCGAGAACGGCGGACTGTACGCCAAGTTCCTCAACGAAACCGATTCAACGCTGGCTTGCACGTTCACCGACGGCACCAAGTCGCTGACGTTCGCGTTCCCCGACATTGGCTACGTGCAGGCCGACGACGCCGTGCCCGGCCCCGACGCGATCGTCAATCAGTTCACGTGGTCGGCCGGCTACGACGCCGCAGCCGATACCACCGTCACCATCACCCGGAGCGTCTGATGTCGAATCCGATGGATCAGTTCAAGACGCGCGAGCGCGCGAACGAAGGCAAGCGCCTCCCGCTGTACGCACCGGGCGGCGGCAAGACGGACCACTGGCTGCAGGTCCGGCACGTGTGGTCCGACGCATTCCAGGCCGCCAATGAGACCGAGGTGAGCGGCGTGCGCGAGGCGATGCTGGCTGCCGCAGCTGATGACGCGAAGGGCAATGCGGACGAAGCCAAGGCTGCGGTGGACACGGCTAAACAGGAAGCCAAGCTGCGCATCTGGTCCGCGCTGGTGGCCGCGTGGTCGTTCCCAGCGCCGTGCACGCCTGACGCTGTGGTCGATTTCCTGCGGGACGCCCCGCAGATCGGCGAGCAGATCGACAAGTTTGCTGCGGACTCGCGCCGTTTTTTCGGCAACGACTCGGCCAGCTCCGAAGCTGGATCGAGTCAGAGCGCGTCCTAAGCGCCAAACAACCTGACGGCAAGTCGCTGCGGCAACACCTGCTCGCAGCGCACAAGGCCGGTGCACCACTGCCGGCGGCACTGCAAGACCAACCCCCACTTCCCGATGAGTTCGGGCACCTGATCGAAGTTCTAGCCCGCTTCCCGGCCCCGATTGAATGGGGTCGTCTGGAGTCATGGGCGCGGATGAGCCATCGCAGTTTCACGCGGTGGGAGATCGAGGCGCTTGAAGTCGCAGACCGAGCGAGACAGTAATGGCAGAAACGGCGTCTCTGGTCATCAAGGTCGACAGCTCGGGCGCCGCTCGCGCGTCTGGCGATCTCGACAGGCTTGGCCGGTCCGCCCAAGACGCCGAGGGCAAGATTGGCCTGATCCCCGGCGCCATGAAGCTGATCGGCACGGTGGCTGCTTCGGCGGCCATTGCCACGGCCACGGGTGCCTATATCCGCATGGCCGATGCGTCCGCCAACATGGCGGCGCGTCTCAAGCTGGCGACCGGTTCCACCGCAGAGTTCAATCGCGCGCAGACGGCAACCTATCAGCTGGCGCAAAGGACCAGCTCGGACCTCGAAAGCGTGGTCAACCTCTACGCGCGACTGTCACAGTCGTCCACAGAGCTGGGCTTGTCGCAGAACCAGATCACCGACGTGACCGAGGCGGTAACGCTGGGCTTCCAGTTGAGTGGCGCGTCCGCTCAGGAAGCATCCGGCGGCATTCGTCAGCTGACGCAGGCCATGGCCGGCGGGACGCTGCGCGCAGAGGAATTCAACAGCATCATCGAGTCAGCCCCGCGCATCGTGCAGGCGTTGGCCGATCATTTCCGCGTCAGCTTCGGCAAGGTCCGGCAGCTGGTGAACGAAGGCAAGATTTCAAGCGAGGAGTTCGCTAAGGCGCTGCAGTCCGGGCTTGAAGAGATGCGTGGCGAGTTCGACACGATGCCGACCACCGTAGGCCGTGCGACACAGAAGGTCCGTAACGCGCTCATGGGTCTGGTCGGCGATGCTGACGAGGCGAGTGGCGCCACGTCCGGACTGGCGGAGGGAATCGAGGATCTTGCGAAGCTGCTTGAGTCGCAGTCGGTCAAGAATGGGTTCGCCGCGATCATCGGCGGATTGACGGAAGTCACCGGGTGGGCGGCGAGAGCATCATCCGAGATCGCTACGTTCACGAAGCGTGTCGCCGAGGGCGTCGCTGCGCGTCTGCATGGCGCGGCACTCGACGACATCCCGAATATGGAGCTGGAGGCTGGCCGCCTTCGCGGGCGCGTCGAGAAATGGGACTCCATGAAATGGCGGCTTCCGGATGGAGCGATGGCGCCCGGGGAGCAGGCAGCTCGCGATCGACTGGCCTTGCTGGAGCGGTCGATCCGGGAGCGCAGGCAGCAACTCGTCACCGGCGGCGTGGATTCCGGTATTGGTTACGACAGCTCCTCCGGGCTGAACGCGCAATGGGAGCGTGAGCTTGCCGCATGGGAGCCGAAGGGCGGGCGAGGTGGGGGCGGCGGCGGTAATGGAAAAGAAGGTCGCTCCGCGCGGACCGGCGGGGTTGATCGAGCTTCTTCCATCCTCGACACCTATTCATTCTCCGCTAACGAGATCCGGGAGGAAGCCCGGGCGATTAACGAGGCGCGCGCCGCGACCGAGGGATGGACGACGCGCATCGAGGACTTGCGCGCAGAGCTGGCCGGCCCGCTGGCGACCGCCACGCTCGCGTACCAGCGCGCATTGGAGCAGGTCAACGCCGCGCAGGCCGCCGGTCACATCACCACAGAGCAGGCCAAGGAAGCGCAGAGGCTGCTGGGCGATCAGTTCGAGGAGACGGCCGAGAAGATCAAGGACAGCAGCGACGACATGAGCGAGTTCGCCATTCAGGCGGCGCGCAACATGCAGTCCACGTTCTCGGACCTGTTCTACGACCCGATGGCCGATGGGGCGTCGGGCATGGCGGATCGATTCGCGGATGCGCTGCGGCGCATGGCGGCCGATCTCGCATCGTCGAAGTTGCTGGAGGCGGTCGGCGGCTGGGCCAGCAGCTACACCGGCGCCGGTTCTGGATGGATCAATGCGCTGGGCGGCGCCATGCAAGGCGGCGGGCGTGCATTCGGCGGCCCGGTGCAGGCCGGCCAGTCCTACCGCGTGGGCGAGCGTGGCGAGTCGGAAATCTTCGTGCCGAACACCTCGGGGCGGATTGTGCCCGGCGGCGACAGCGGGCGCGTGGTCAACAACATCACGATCCATGAAGCGCCCCCCGGCACTCAGGTCACCTCGCGG